CATTTTTTGCCCCGTTCCCGGATCGCGGCGACATCCTGCTCTGCGGCGATCTGGTTGTTACGGGCGACGGCAGCGTCAAACTCTGCCTGCGCCCGTGCCGCCTTACTCTGCTGATACGCGCCCATGGTGGAGACTATCGTCCCCGCTATAGACGCTATCGCTGCGACTGTTGCAAACGCCATATCAAACCCCCTTGGCCATACACTGGCCTACACCGCTGTAACCGAGGCGCTCCAGAAACGCACCTGTGCGCTCGTTGTTGATCCCGGCAGTAACCTGTATAGCAACTTTGTTTGCATTGCGCGAGGCCGCATAAATCTGGAACTGATTAATCAGACGCACTGCAGCCATCCCGCCACGGTGGTCTGGGTGGATATAGAAGAAGTGATCCTCCGCCGTGTACAGGTCTAGGAACAGGTGCTGCACAACCTCACCGATCAAGATACCTACAACCGTGTCGTCTTTAATATAACCCATAGTGAACGAGCGGGGGTCCTCGATCAGGGCGCATAGGATGTAGGAAGCCCGGCCTAAGTTCAGGTCGTACTTAGTCAGCCAACTTTCACCGTGCATCACGTTCAGCAGATCGACTACTTGGCCGAGGTCCTGCTTTCCCAAATCTCTGATCATCAGTTGCCCCCGACAGTGGCGTCAGGGATCAACGCCAGTACCGAGCACGGCAGCGGATCAGGCTGCACAACAATGAACGTGCCTTCCTTATTCCAATCCGGCGGGAGGGTGGCGTCATATACCCCACTGAACATGGCGGGAGGTTGGCCCCAGAGAGCGGGTATCGGGAACTTCTGGGTCCGCAACGCGCTGCGTCGTGTACCTATCTGCAACCCTCTGGTGTCTTCGAGGATTAGGGACAGGCGGCTTAATTTTTTAGATTTGCTTTGGATAGTCTCACTGCCTGCCCCGGCGTCAAGGCGCAGGGTTTCGATCTCTGCTTTGTACCCGAAGCCCAGATGTACACGGGAGGCCGGGGCGTCGAGGGTGAATGTCCCTGCGCTGACTGTGCCTGATACAACCGTCCCGTTGGCCACCCCTGTGACTGTTTCACCCTCAAGGTGCCAGAGGCCGGGGATGGTGGAGGTGGCTTCCCGGACGGTGCCGCCTGAATGATATGTAGAGAACCCGGTGCCATCCACCCCGGCTCCTTCATTGTTGAGTTCAAAAGTCGTGCTGGTAACATTGGCGACGGTGTATCCAGTGCCATTAATTTGCGCAGTGTCCAGCCGGAAGCCCTGCGTTTCTGTCTCGTCCACCACAAAGATGTCCGCAATATCCACAGTGTCACCATTACTGAAGCCATGAGCAGTCGCTGTTGTAACCACAATGGGGTTTGCATTGGTAAATCCTGACACGGTTATAGGGTTGTCATAGGTCTTCGAGGCATCAACGAACACCGCGTCCTGAATGTCTGTGAACTTCCGGTCATCCATCCGCTCGATAAACTGGACGGTGCGGTTGTTTACTGTGCGTTCAACAATGGTGTACAGGCGATCATCGCTGCCTTCCCGGATTGACGCGACTGATTTGAATTTGCCTTTAGTGGTGTGTCGGTGCCATGCGAACTTCTCCTGCTCCCGCAGATAGGTCAGGCCCAGCAGTAGGCCATCATCCCTCACCGACCAGACGATACCGTACGGGGCAATGGCAAAAGTCCAATCCATGATGAGGTTGTTGTCGAGTAGGTGCCGGGCGAGGATCGAGATGTCATCGCCTGAGTATGCGTCACTCGCAAATTCATAACCAAGATCGCGGACGATCTGACCCGGCTGCATATACAGGACCGTGCGCCCCGCCACTAGGGGAGGCACGCTGATGGAATAACTGCCGTAGTAAGTCTGCGGCTCGATCTCGATCCCGGACGGGGTGATCTTGTCGTCTACCCCGGTAATGACCCACTCGGCCCCGGAGGTCAGGACAACCAAATCCTGCAGAGGGACCAGCGCCCTGATCTCGTTTGCCTTGAGCGCGGCAATCGTTGCGGTGATGGCGTCATCATCCCGCGCCGGGCTGGAGACCGCGAGGTTTCTAAAGTTCCCCGTCTGAGTAAAGAAGAGGGTCTGCGTGCGGTCATCGGTATTCGCGAATATGCGGCGCTGCTGATAGAACCCGCAGACAGATGGAAAGTTGCCCGTCCCCACAAAGGGGTTGCGGGTCTTCGGTGGCGTGTCTGACACGTCAGGCTCGAAGTTATCATCCTCAAAACTGGCGAGTTCAGTGCGCCCTATAAACCCGAAGATACCATTATCCCGGCGATAGACATTATATGTCTCAGCGCCTGTAGCAGCGGTCCATGAGATTGTATTATTCCGCGCTGTCGCTGAATTAGGGACCTCGAAGAACGCACGGTAAACCGTCCCCCCGCTGCTATATGCGGTGAACCCTGTGGTATCGACGTTGCTTTTCGCCGTGTCCTGCAGTTCAAACGTGGTGGTGGATAGGACGGTAACAATATACCGCTGGTCGTTGGCCTCGGTCATACCCACCACACCGTCTATATGAACCTCATCGCCGGTCGCAAGACCGTGGACAGAGCCAGTCGTGACCACTCCGGGGTCAGCCTGTGTGATGGTGGATATTGCCGTGCCGGTCTGGGTTGCCCGTAGGCTCTCTTCTGCACTGTCACGGTTAATAGCGGTGACGACATAGCGGTCTGTCTCAGACCCTGTCGTGTTGACTGTGACCGATAGCCCCGTCGGGAAAGCCTGCTCGGGTTGGAACGTGATCAGGTCGAGAGACCAACTGTCGTTCGCAAGGCGGCTCAACTCCCGTGGGCTGTACAGGGGGTGTGTGATAGTGAGGACATCCGCGCTCTGGACAAACGACAGTTCGGACAGGTCGGCGGCGAGGTACGGGGTGGCGATCTCATATGGTATATCAACGCTACCAGCAGATGAATAGGCAGTATAGCCGGTGCCATCCACGTCGGTTGTGCCGTCCATCAACTGCAGGCTGAACGTGGTGGCGGTCAGAGAGGTTACCCGGTACTGCCTACCGTTGAGTTCATCCATCCCGACGACGCCGGATATAAACACTTCATCCCCGTTTGACAGGTTGTGGCTGCCACTGGTTGTGATCACGACAGGGTCAGCCTGTGTTGCCCCGGTGATGGTCTTGGTATAACTGGTGTCGAGGACCACACCACCGCCTGTGATGAAGCGCATGTACTGGTCCCCGGTTTCGAGGACATATGTCTGGGTGGTGTTGAACTCGAACTCGATGAGCCGGGTTGTGCTGGCGCTGTTCTTGACTTCAGCGACAAACGACAGGCCGGGCCGGTTCAACACACCGCCCTGCGCCCGAACGAAAAAGTTCTCGCACTTGGCGAGAGACTTGGAGTATGCGTCGATGTCTGACCGGGCCGCAATCGTGGGGGATACCTCACCACCACTCAGGTCGGACTGGATAAGTTTTACCATGATCAACCCCTAACTAATATCCAGCTTGCCTCTGGTGGCTCTTCTGTCCTGCCCTCGTTGGCATCGGTCGACCCCGCCTGATAAATGGCCCGTTGCGCCTCCTCTCTCAAGGCACCCCTAATACCACCATCCCCGGTCAGGGCCATGGCGATCTTGGATGCCAGCAGGAATGAAAAGGCGTTAACGAACTCAGGATCGAACTGGGTCGGATCACTGATGTTCGCGGTGTAGCGGAACGTGGCTTCGCTCTGGTCGGTCAGCAGGACCTTGGTGTTATCGGTCAAGAGCGATACCTCAAATTGTATCGGCTCCAAGTCCCTTCCCAACGGGTTGACGATCTCAACGATCCGCAGGGCGTCGGATGGGTAGGGGTAGGCAAACGTCCAGAACGCCGGAACCGTCACACTCAACGTGGCGGGTGTGGCGAACTTATTTGCAAAAGACCATGGGTGCATACGCAGCAGCTCTTTGCGGGTATCATCGAAGACTAGGTTGACCTGTTCGGCCTCTGTCCCCTCCTCCTCAAGGTCGGAGATGTCGTATCTATCCCCAATATGCTGCAGCGCCAGCTTGGCGATCTGGACGTTTGACGGCATCGATTAACCCTTTGCGTTTGCCCCTGCGGAGGGGCGTTTCGCCAAGGCGCTCTTGCGCTGGCGTTTGGGCTGGCGGCCATCGACCACCTCTTTGGTGATCCCGGACGTGGTCAGCGCGTGGTATGGCTTGGTACGGACGTTATCAAATTGAGTGACCTCCGAGGGGTCAATCTCCTGATCACCGCTGGAACAGGTGTAGTCATCAGGGATGTCTGTGTACACGCTGTCTTTTTCAAAGAAGCCGTATGCGTTGTGATACCGGGCCTCGTGGAAACGTACTGTCTTTGGCATTATTCTCTCCTCCAGAGATAGAAGGGGGAGGGCCGAGGCCCCCCCACCGACTTAGTTGTTCGCATCCGGCAGGTAACGAGTACCAACAGGGTCGAATGACAGGAACGAATTGATCGCCCCACCAGTTACTGCTGCAGTTGTGGTATTCTGGAGAATGCCCAGATACCGCTCATACGGCAGATCAACACCGACAGGCAGGGGAATGCAGAGCGTGTACCCTGCAACCCATGTGCCGCTGTCCAGAACCGGCGTTGCGATGTGGACCGTGGCAGTGCCATTGGTCGCAATCGCTGCAGCCGCGTCGGTAGCCAACTCGAAACCGACCTCAGATGTGCCGCCAGTCGTGAAGGCTGTGGTTACCTGAACGATCCAATACATCGGCTTACCATTGCCGAGGTCATGAGGCGCAAAGGTTGTGACACCGTCGGGGCCAGTGCCGCCGCCGAGGTCAATCACGTCGCCGAGCAAATCGCGCCCGGTTCCCGTGGTGTCGAGTGCTGTGGCATCACAGAACTCATTGAGGCTGTCGATAATCATGTATCAGGCCCTCCTTAGTTCAGGCTGTCTTCGTTCACTGCGAGAGCATCACAGCGACGAATTGGATAGCCGCCCCACGATGTTTGCATCGTCCCGCCGACCATGTCTGTGGTCAGAGTGGAGTTAGCAACAGCGTTGGACGTCTGGCGACGCAGGAATGCCAGAACCTGCTTGTCCATGTACCACGCACAGCGGCCCATGGATGGGTTCGGGACTTCCGTCACGGCCCGGTGCATCAGGTCGTTCAGGTCCGCGCCAGTTGAGATGTCCGCTGTCAACAGCGAACGATCGATGGAGTGGACGCGAACAACATAGCGCCAGTCGCGGACGGTCAGGCCACATTCCCACTTATAGTGGGTGCGGTATGCCTGATACAGGCCGGAGGTTCCGCCGACCGTATCCTGTACGGTGACTTCACCAAGGTCCTGCGTCTGCAGCCCTGCAGTCGATCCTTTGGGGATGATCCCGTGGATCGTGTTGGGGGACCAGCAGATCAACCAGATCGACGCACAATCGGTCTGGCCATTGGCCGCGCCGCCGCTGATCATGTTGTCGCCGTTCTCAGCGGTGGTGTCGTTGTAGCGCGGAGCCAGTCCAGTGAACTCCTCCGGTGCAACAGCTTCATCACCATAGAACAGCTTGCGTGCCATGGTCTGGTTCATACCCTCGATGTGAGGGCGGTCTTCCTGAAGGCGGAACGCAGCCGGGTTGGAAGCCTTCTTGACGAGGTCTTTATCGACCACGCTGTAGTCTTCCATATTGGATGTGTTGTCCACGATCTGCGTGCTGCGTGACTTCGTCGGCTGGACGAAACCATACATCTTGCGGAAGGTTGGGGACGGCAGGCCAGTACGAATACTGGACTGGTGTCCGGTCGTGAGGTTCCCTTCCATCCAAGTCATATCCGTAAGGATTTCATTGGTCTGGTTGAGGATTTCAACCACATCGGCGATCTGGCCGTTGGGGTCTGTGACCTTCGCTAAGTCAGCGAGGGTCGGGTTTTCGGTGCCGAGTACAGCCATGTGTTAGGCCTCCTTCTTTTATCCGGCTTCCTTGAACATGGTCGGATACATCCGCTGAAGGGAGTTGCGGTCGTCGACCTTGCGGCCATCTCCCTCAATCACCTTGTCTTCACCTATGCTCCGACCTACCCGGTACATAAAGCGAATGAACTCAGGGTGGTTACCGAGGCCAAGGCCGTCCGGGTTCTCTGGGCTTGGTGCAGAGATAAGCGCAGAGAGTTCCTGTGACCCAAAGGCCTCAATGGCTTGTTTTGCCACTGACAGGTTCTCTTGCAATTTCTCGCCCCCCAGTTCCGGGTCTGCCTTAACAGTATCCGCCCAGCCATTAATCCGCTGGATGTACTGACCTGCTACCGCCTCTTGCGATTGCAGGCCGGTCTGGATGTCGTACTCAATCAGCTTCTGGTACTGGGCCTGTGTCAGCCCCATGTCCTTGGCCGTATCTGAAAACGCATCCAGTTTGCTTTGGACTTCCTCGCTTACCTCGAAGCCCTCCGGCGGTTCAAACGCATATGCCTCTGGCACATCGCTCTTATCGTCGGCCCCTTCACCCCCGTCGTCCGACAGCAGGGTGTCAGTCTTTTTACCAGCGTCAGCAGCAGCCGCATCCTCGGTCGCTGCCGTGTCTACCGGCTTGTCTGTCTCGACCTCTCCAGCGCCCGGTTCAGGCGTCTGATTAATTAGGTCTTCAGTTGCTGTATCACTATTCGCTTCGTCTGTCATTAAACTCTCCTCCAGAGTATTTAGTTGAACGTCACTTGTTGTCGTACAGGTTGAGGCTGAACCGGCACACTATAGATGCAGCAGACCCACCACCACTAGCTGTCGCCGTGAAGTAGATAACATCACGCGCCGAAGCCCTAAACTTGATAGGGTCTACAATAAAACGGACTAGACCAGTAGCCGCGTCTATCGTATCTCGGTAAATCTCATATCGCGTACCGACAAGACGACTATATGAATAGCCTCTTAGCGCAACGGTCTTGACTTTATTTGGTGTATTCACATTGAAGAATAATAATTGCAGTGCAGCAGTCTGTTCAAACCCAATATGGAATAGTGCTTGCTGAGTTATAGACCCTTCAGCGGGGACAACTGCTTGAGTTGATCCCCCAGTTGTCGCTGTGAATGTAATATCATTAGCATTATACGTCAGACCACCATTAGTGTTGACAGCTACACGATTTATTCCGAGACCAGTAAATGATGTAACATCTGATCCAGTGCTTCCGAGTGTATGAACTGCAATGGCCTGATTACCGTCAGCGTCTAAGTAGTAGACAACCAATGACAATGCACCAGTTCTCCCAGCACCGTCAGTCGCGTTGTTATATGCAATAGTAAACGTCGATGCCGTGGTGATTATCGTTGGAAGGTTTTGTGACGCTGCCCATATAATCTGTTCAGTGTCATCAGTCAGACTGTTCCTGTAGCCAAACTTATTCCAGCTTGTAACGCCAGCACGCAACCCACGAACAATCTCATCTTGAAAGTCTGACGGGCGTGTAGCTGCCCCATCACTGTCTAACCCGATACTCTGATTGTTTGGCGTGTTAGGTGCTCTGAACGTGCCAAAATATGTGTACAGACGCATATAGGTCTGTGTTGTGTCGCCATTTACATAGCGAACCCTAAAGTATCTTGGACCTTTTACTGCCGTGTGAAATTCATGGATATTAGCCGCAACCGTAAAACCGAGAACTGGAAACGTGCTGTCGGCATTTACTCCATCGTTGCTGAAGTCGAAGTACAACGTCCCAGCGCCGTCTGTCTTCACTGACACCATGGCTTCAGACTGAGCGTTCTGTTCCCAGTCTCCGGTAAATGTTGCACTGGCCGCAAGCGGTGTTGTGCTGGTGTTTACAGATGACACCACAGCGGAAGCCAGCGTGGGCAGCGGGGTGGCCGCGCTGGCGTTGACGAACGTGCCGTCGGTATCCTCATGCAGCGGGACGTTGGTTGCCCGGCTGATGTTGCGTTCACCACGATCCGCGTCATACCGCCATCTCGGGTTAATTGCCATCTTCAGCCTCTTTCAGCATCTCGATGTATTTGCCATAGTCCCGGTTCTTGATCTGGTCTACCAGAGCCAGACCTACACTCCGCGCACCCTCATTGAAGGCGGTGCTGTCGTGATCGCCGGGGACATGGCTGCGCCGCTCTACATTACAATAATCATGGATGAGTGAGTGCAGCCAGCGACGTCCCCGAGGCGATTGGATGATGTAGTCCAGATCGCGGTCACGATCCTCCTGCCAGTCTTGCGCATTGGCAATCTGATTAGGGTCACTGCTGTTATGGACTACATGGTTGTTCATTGCGTGGGCATCAGACAGTCTGACCCCCAATTAGAGCGGTGAGAGCGTTGGGGTTCTGTGTGTCTGTCTCTGACAGAACCTTGGCGGCCTGCGCCCCTTGGGCCGCCTGCTCCATTGCCTGCATCTGTTGCTGCTCCCGCTGGCGCTGCTGCCGGATGGTGGCGACCTGCTGACTGTCGCGCAGAATGGATGGATCGTTGCCGAGGCTCTCCGCGTATTGGCGCAGGGCCTCCTCTGCATTGATGACATCGGTGATGTCCGGGAACACTGCAGCGAGGTTGCCACTGAAAGACATGACCCGCTCGATACTGGCAGACGATACAGCCTGCTGGGCCTGCGCTAGTAGCGAGATATACTCGATCTTCAAATCGGCGTCCTGCAGTTCTGCCGGTGGGTCGGGGAGGAGACCGGCCTCCATGGCAAACTCGAATACATCATCGAGAACAGGGTCGAGAAGTTCGGTGTTGATCCGCTGCAGCACAGGCCCAAGCAGCACTAGCTTCTCTTCATGGCGCTCTGCCACTTCAGTAGCCGTGATCTGTCTTCGGTCGCTGTTGATCATCATGGCAAACAGGTCAGCATAGAACCCGCGCTGGATGCGCTCCTGCACCTCTTGGATCGACATCATCATCTCTTGGACGCGAGGCTGAACCTGATAGGCCGGGGCAAACCCCTGACCGCCCTGCGTCGGGTCAACATAGGTGTTGGCCCCCGGCATGACAGAGGTGGGCTTCCCGCGTAGAGAGATCGAGGCGACCATGGGCGGGTTGACCATCTTATCGATGGCTTGCGCCAACCGCTTCTGTTGGTGCTGTAGTTGTTTAATGTCCGGCAGGGTCTCCATGCCGGGGGACTGCCCATACACGTCGCCGGGCCGGACCTCCCAACGCGGGACATAGGCCGGGAACCGTTTGAACCCCCCCTCACCCAGCAGATCGTTGCCATCACCGCCGCGCTCAAAGTAGACCGAGCTGAAGGGCATGTTGAGCTGGTCACGGCGGCGGGGGTCCCTGTCTGCCATGGCGCGGGGCTGGATCATATGGATCACCGGCACCAGCGCATCGTAGTTCTGCTCGTCCCACAGCTTCTTGGTGGCAGACGACACGCCGCCCCAATCCATCTTGCCGTTGGGCTGGGCAACAAACTGGCGGACAATCTGCGCCACGGTCATGGTGAAATAGCGACCGAGGGTGTCCACAATGCCTTCATCATTCTCGGCGATGACATACTCGCCTGCAGTGTACGGGCGGAACCGCACCACACTGTCATAGTTGCGCTGCCTCAGCATGGGGCCGGTGCCGAAGTTGCCCAGTTCCTCGTACACGGTGTGCATTGAGTTGTAGAAGTTGGACTTCTGCAGTATCGCCCGGCAGGTATGCTCCGCCTGTGATAACCATATCTTGGCAGACTGGCGCTCCATCCTATCGCGGTCTTCGGTCCCAAAGCGGAACCACGGGCGTGCAGGGCTGGTCATACCGGACATCATGCCTGATGCCATAGTCCGGGCAGCCTGTGTCCCGGTGCTGTCGATGATCTTGGAGTTGCGTTTACGGCCCCGGCTGTTCTGGCTCTCGATCAGGAACTTGCCACGGCGAGGGCTGATATAATCGCTGACCTCCATCCAGTGAGACCGCCACGATGAGCGGTCGTTCTCAAGGTGCATATACCGGCGCAGGGCAGACCCTCGCTGACCCTTGAACGAGGACACGTTGATCAGGTTCTCAGGTGTCTGCAGCAGCGCCATTGTCTAGTCCTTCGCCATCGTGGGGTATGCCCGATCCGCAGCGGTGGGTTTCTCTTTCCCCTCGACCTGCAACTCAATTATCTCAAGGCGGATACTGCGCTCACCCCCCTTGCTGCTCTCGACACCTGAGATGCGAACCCGTCCAGTGAATAAACGCTCGTCACCCGGCTCAGGGTCAGGCACGGCGTTCGCGTCTGCATCATCGAGGTAGAGCGAGGGGTAGACCCGCGCATCCGGCGCATCCAGCATGGTGTTGAGTTTCTTGTTTCCCAGTTCCATGGATCACCTCAGATCAAAGTTTTGGTGGTGCGTGCTGGCTCAAGGACACCCTGTGCGGATGTCTTGATTGTCCCAGCCTGACCCGCTGCGGCTGCTGCGCGTTTGACCTCGTCTTTCCGCGCAATCTTAACCTCCTTGCTCACCTTGGTAGGTGCCGCAGGTGGAGGGGGGGGCGGAGGCGGGGGCGGTGGCGGACTGGCACCTCCAAAGCCGGGGACAATGTATGTGTTGCGCAGTTTGAGCATGGCCGTGCCTCGCTTGGTTAGGTGTCGGTACAGTTGGTGCGGTGTGAGCGCGAACGACCGGATGCCGCACAGTGACTTCACCAGCCCGACGCAGTTGTTTAGCAGGACCGGCCCTTGCACCGCCTCCTGCCGCTCGTGTTCGAGGACCTCATAGCCCAGCTTCAGGTAATGTTCGGTCGGGTCCTCGGCGGTGATATGCAGTTCTGGCAGACCCTGCGCCCAGTCATAGACGATCCAGTAATCGCCGACGTTGGCCGCGCAGAAGACGTGACGCCGCCGCCTGTCCAGTAGGAAGGCCAGCGGGTGTTCGTTTTCGGCTTTGAATATCACAAGCATCTGCATCATCTGGGCCTAGCATAATTCGCGCTGCACGTCACCTGATTAATCAGACGTGTTCAAAGGGGTCATAGTCGCTCTGAGCCATCACGCCCTCATCACCATTCCAGCCAGCGCGGGACGGGTACACAGGCAGCACGAATGACAGGGCGAGGGCATCACCGAGGTCAGGGGACTTCAAGCCGCGCTTCTTCATGTCGTCTTTGCTCTCCAGCTTGATCTGGTTCGGCCCGGTGAAGCCATACTCGACCGAGGTTAGGTCTGTCTTCAGGTCATCGTCATCGGGCAGGCGGATGCCAACCTTCAGGGCATCACGCAGGTTGCCCCACATCTGCGCCCTGAGATTGAGGTAGTCCTTCTGCGTTGCCTTGGACCCGAAGTTGATCTCGCTGACGTTGAGGCCCAGTTGCAGGCATCGGTCGACCACGCCGCCGCCCACGCCGCCGCCATCGATGAAGATCGCGTCCGGCCTGTGCTGCACTGCCAACTCCGCGATCCGGGCAGCGAGGGTCATGGTGTCCATGCCGTGGTATCTGAAGTGGCCCATACTCTCTGCGTCACGACCTCGACGGAGCCAGATGACACTCTCATCATCACCGAACCGTGCGACATCAACTGAGATAACCACGGGATCGTTGGGCTGGACGTGGACGCCGAGGTTGACGCACTCTTCAACGAGCGATCTAGGTATGAACTGCAAAGCGCCACTGTCTGGGAACTCACCCTTGACGCGGACTTTAAAGAAGTCGCTATCTTCACCATAAGCCTGCTTCCACTCCTCGATCAGTTCCTTGTTGGTGATGGACACGGTGCGGCTGTCGATGCTGCGCCTGTTGTACATGTGCCGGAAGCGGCCCTGCATGTTCTCGAAGAAGCGGCCGGTGTTTCTGGTGGGGTTGCCGAAGTCGTAGACCATCGGCTCACCATCGGTCAGGCCGCCCTCGCGGACCTCAAATATCTTGTCGGGGACAGCGGACGCCTCGTCGAAGATGTAGAACGGCGTGCTGCTGGCAGCGTGCAGCCCGGCAAAGGCCTCGCTGTTGCGCTCCTCACAGGTCTGGCCATCGACACGCCATGTCTGTGGGTTGGCGGTGTGGTAGTAGGCCAGTGACCCCAACGTGCCGCCGACCAATGTGAACCAGTGTGAGGTGATGCCGAGGTTATGCCACTTGGCCAGCTCGGCCCATGTCTTCGAGCGGAGCTGGGCTGCGGTGTTGGCGGTGACCACGCCCTTGCATTGCGGCCGGGTGTCCATGATCCAGCGGATGAGCCACGCCACCAGTGCGCTCTTGCCGATGCCGTGACCACTGGCCGTGCTGAAGCGGATGGGCGGCACGGCCGTGTGACCGTTGAAGCCCCGCTTCCGCACCTCCTCACCTAGTGCGGTCAGGAACTCAATGGCCCACTGGTCTGGGCCTGTGAACCCTGAGAGGGTCCCCTCTCCCCATGGGTAGCTGAACAGCACATGGCCCAGCGGGTCATCGTAGAACTCAGCGATCTGGTCAGCTAGATCGAGGTCAACCTGTGCAACCGCGCTCATAGGCTCTCGTACGGATCGTAATCGACAACAGGCGCTGGATCATGCAGGCCGTTGTTGCGGCGGCAGGCAAACTGCTCACTGTCGATTGTCTTGCGTCGTGCGCAGTGTTTGCAGACCTCCAGACGCCCAGCGCCGGGAGGTGGGGCAACCCAGTCATGCTGGGCGCTCTGATGCCCCGGCAGTGAGCTGCCCCCACGGTGATCAATGGACACTATCGCCGCCCTCCTGATTAATCACCGCCGATGCTATCGCGGCA